TCTATCAAATGGGCCGGGAGTTGAGATACCAAATACTGAATTAGGTACCATGCGTCTACCGCTTGACGTGGTTATTCCTCTAACATCATCCTCTAATAGACCCTGTTCTAAGAATCTGTCAGCTATGGGGTGTATGGCTTTTTTTATTTTTTCAGTGTTTGTGCCTTTTTCAAGAGTGTTGGCTTTTCTATTAATTTCTGCTACAGGCAAAGGCAAGGTAGTATCGTATTTCTTTTTTTGTTCTGCGGTGGCTTCAAAGGCTGACGATGCTCCTATGGCTGGAATCATCTGATTCATAAATCTACCGGGCACACAGCCTATAAAATAACCTTCAGATGCATCACCATTCACAAAGGCTACTAATACTGTGGTACCTATTTCCACAGCAGGGAACCACATGCCATAGGTTTTCTGCGTGTCATTGAAATCGGCCACATTCTGGCCCATGTTTTCATATGCAGTAGATCCATAAAAAGGGCTGGCATATTTTACACTGTAACTTTGTCCGCTGTCTCCAATGTCGTTGCCAATTTCTCTCAACAGAGTGACTTCAAGGCCGCACATAAACGATGGGTCAAGATAACCAACCACCTTGGCCATCATTATACCTACGGGTAGTTTGGTACCACCGGGTTTTTCAGGTGAGCGTTTTTCTATGGCCATTTATTATCCTGGGAAGTCGCCGAGGTCGGCATTGTTTTGTGCTATCTCTTCATCTGTATAATCAACTGGACCAGTCTTGGGCGGTTCTTCTTTTGTAGTGTCGTATACTGATGAATTTTGTGCGGAGATTTTTGCTGTGCCCACATAGTCGATATCTTGTTGTGGTTGACGAGCTAGTTTTAGAGTCTGTTGAAAGGTTCCTCCGGAAAATTTGCTTTCAACTTCCGTGACTTTGTAAATTCCACTGAAAGGCGTTACTTTTCCACCGTTGGGAAAATTATATAATCCGCCTTGTCCTGAGGTGCCAAGATTAGGTTCAATAGGATTGCGCCACGTGATATAAATGAATATCTCACTGCCTTCCCAATTCATAGATGCGTCTGCTTTGATTAGCTCGTTGGGTCCTTCATCTGCAAAGTAATTTGAATTTAGGCCACTGTCAGAAAGATAATATAGGTCCCCTAGGATATCTATATTCACAGTGACCATATCCGAACTTCTAGTGAACGATTGATTAAAATTATCTGCCACCATCTGTTCAACTGTTTTTTCGCCAGAGGCCGACGGAAAAGTCAATAAAGGATTTGGTTTAGTAGGCGCAGATCCATTAACTGACAAGGTGCTTTCGGGAGCATCACCTGTTTGTAATCTTCCCTGTGGTACCTTTTCTTCCGCAGTATCAGCAGTTTCTTTGTTGGCAATATTGGCATTATTTTGTATAGGCCTAGGGGAAATTCCCGTATAAAATTGTCCGTTAAATTGCAAGTCAAATTTTATTATATCATTGTTTTGACCGGTGAATAGATAGTCATATCTCTTGGCAATTATTCTTTCTAGTTTTGCTTGACCTGGCGTGGCTGAAGTTGAATTTTGAAAAATAGCGCCGCTGACTCTAAATGGCACAACTCTATAGATATATCTCCTTGCTCGCATATTTCTAATAGGATCAAACTCCAACAATTGAATCTGCACATCAATCCTAAACCAATCAACTTTTCCATCATTTTTTGAAACAGCGTCTTCTTTCAATCTTGAAATACAGTATTCACTAGACAACAGCACACGTTGGATTACTTCTGTGATCTTTGTTTGCTGCGGAAATCTTATTTCTCGCTGTTTGGGATCAATGGTCATTGTTTCTCTTACTATCCTACCATCTTCGTCAACTGTATCTCCGGCCAGTTTGAAATTGTAATTACCGCCAGAGGTTTCAGAAAAACCCATGCTGGCTTTGCCCATATCACCTTCACCAAAATTTTCAGCCAGCGCCTGTCTTTCAGAAGCAGAAATTGTTTGTGTTTTTTCCTTTTTTGGATCTGCTATGGCTTTGAGCAATTCAGTATTATCCGAAGTGCTAATGCCAATGGGATCTGATGACGTTACAGGGAATACAACTTCGTAGATATCTGCATACCTAGCTTGACCGTCACTAACTTTTTTCAACTGTGTTTCATTCAATCTTGCACAGAGGCTTTCTTGTCCTGACACCAAGACTTCGGCAACTGTCATACCTGTGATTTTCAAATCAGTGGTGATATTTGTAACCACATCGCTGAATCCGGCATAGTGCATGGGCGAAGCTTCAACTGTGTATTTGCTGCCGGCTTCGTCTACTTTGAATTCTACTTTGGTTATTTTAATTGTAAAGTACTTGGTCAACTCATCAGAACCCTTGTATACGGCACCGTCATCAGAGGATCCGTTTATTTCGAGTTTTAACAAGTAAGGACAATCATTGAGATAAGAGGGATATCCTGCATTTATGGCAGCTGCCTGCAGACTTTGTAAAAATATTCCCAAAGAATAAGGTTCATATACATCAAATTTAAAACTTGTTACATTGGTATTTCCAGCGGCTGCGCTGCCGCCTAGCTGTGCGGACAACTGAAAATTATCAATAAAATATTCTGGAGCTCCGTACAAGGTGTTTGTACGACTAACATCATATCTTCCTGCAGAGGACAACACAATGTTGTCCAACAAATATGGTGAGCCTCGGTATGAACTAGGTCTATTAAATTGTTCTGGTGTGAGGCAGGCCAAGGTCCATAGAGGTGAATAGGAAGCAAATTGCTCAAGCACATTCTGATACGGTGGTCCACCTGCTGGCGGTTTGACTGTGCCAAATGACTTCAGCAAACTGGTAAGACTGGGATTTTCTACGACCTGTGCAATTTTTGAAACGTTGAAACTGGCGGCATTGGCACTGACAGCATTGGTTATTTGTTTTGCTGCTCCTGTGATCAATCCTGAAGTGGTTGCAATTTGTGAAATTGCCTGACCGGCAGGAGTTAATAAATTAGCAAATGTTCGACCAATGTCTCGAATATCTGGCATATTATATTCCTATGAATCGTTCTATATTGGTTTTTTTAGGACAATATATCACTGTGCCCGGAGCAAAATCGTATATAGGATCTTTGAGAATTTCCATATTGCGTTGCACAAATACCCACCACAGATTGGGATTTCCGTAAAGGTCAAAGGCTAGTAAATCTGGTCTATGTTTGTATTGTGTTTCTATGGTATAGGCAAAATCGTCTGCTTCGGCCGGTACCGGTCGTATAGTCAATAATTCTAGATAAGAATTATTTGCCACAGTGTTGTAGTAAGGAGATGTTTTTTTATATGATGCCATGTTATACAAATCCTTGGCCAGCCACAATATTGCCTTTGGCGTATTCTGCTAGATTAAACTGCCTTAGTCTTGTTCTGTTATAGATAGGAGCCACGGTCACTGAAATCGTGCTCATCACCGGTACCCATGTTGGAGCAGCACCATTCAACGCATGTTTGATATAGGCTGTGTCGTCTTTAAAATCCACAGAGAAATTTTTAATTATTACCGGGACTCCTGCAAATACTCTGGCTCCGTAACCTGTAAGATTACAAATTATAGGTGGATTACCCACATTGGGTCCCGAGCCAAAAAACATTCGAGTAGCAGTTTTTAAAAAGGTAGTAGCTTGAATCCAATATTCTGCATCAAGTTCATTTTCTACAGAAAACTCTCCAGAAATTTGTATGTCGTCAATTTGACTATTCTTATAGGCATAAAACGGTTGGTTACTGTGTACTGGATCTATTTGAGAATAATTGGCCTTGGAAGAAACTGTGATCTGCGGAAGATAGGGCCAGGTGAATCCTCCGGTGGATGACAGTCTTGAGAATGCTGTGCCAAACAGTCCAAAATTGGCATTGATTTTTACTCTCCAGTCATTGGCGGAACCCGGTTCTAACTTTACAAACGTACCCTGCTGACTAAATAATTCTGCACCACTAGGCAAGTTCTTTCCTCGGACCATACTTAATAAATTGTTTACCATACCCGCAGCCGATGAAACCGACTTAGCTAATGAAGCAATACCTCCACCAAGGCCGCCACTGGCCAATCCTAATTTGTCAAGACTTGCTCCGATCGCAGCGCCAGCATTGCTGAGTCCACCGGCGACACCGCCGAGTGACGCAGCGGCTCCTGAAATTGCACTAGTGGCATTGGAAGCTAGACCTTGTAGAGCACTCCCAACACCTGTGGCATTCGACGCAAGGCTTTGTACTGTGTTGCTGATACCGCCCATGGCTCCTGTGACTCCGCCCAATGCTCCTTGGGCATCATTGGCAAGATTTCCGGCCGCGGCCGTAAATCCGTTAAGTCCAGTACCTATTTCTCCGCTTAAACGGCCAACCTTGGCACTAAGCTCTGATTTCAGTGAAGCAAAATTTTCTACCGACGCATTGGCGGCGGCGGCTGCATCTGCAGCTATTGTTTCAGTCTGTTTTGAAACTCCTGCAACCAGTTTTGCAAAAGGATTGCCGGGACCTGCTGATGGGGTTGATCCACCGCCACCAAACGCTGCTGTCAATCTTTCATTAATGCCCCTGTTGTTGGCAACCTGTTCTGCCGTGATACCTTCAGGATCGCCGCTGGCCTTGTTGATTCGTGCAGCTTCTTGTGCTGGAGTTTCAGGATAAGAGTTACGTGCCATTTTGAGCAAATTTCCTTGTCATATAGACTATTTATTGTTGACAAAATGTGCTATTATATTAATAACCGGAGAATTCTAAAACAATGACTATAATTACGCAGCCTCCTAAGATCAAGTATCTTACCAACAAGGATCTACTAAAAGAAATACATCTCAGCAAGAATACCTATTGCACCTATACGGATCCTGCATATGGAGATTACGATCTAATCATTCCAAATTTGTCTAAGATTAATATTAGAACAATTGCCGATGCCAAGCGGAATCGCGCAACTAAAATGGGTAAAAAAGCTCATGAACTTGCACAGTCAGGTGGAAAGAAATTTCCTGCAAAGGACTATGAAGTTGATTATAAAAAGATAGCAAAAACTGATGTGGTGTTTAGAGTCATGACCTTTGAACATGTGCCGCTGGCACCAGGAAGAAAAAAGACTCTAAAGAATACCGCAGACAGTCATGAGAAGGTGAACTTTCCTCCTTTTCAACACTGGAAGTTTGACGAAAACGACAATCTAATACTGGTAGGTAAAAGTCATTGGAAAGGTGATTTTGTAACAGGCGAGTTTAACAAAGAACATGGCAAAATGACAGACAACCTAGCACGTATGTTTTTAAAATTGTGCGAGCGATATGCAACTAGAGGCAACGTCCGTGGTTACACCTACAATGATGAAATGCGTGGGCAGGCTATTCTCCAACTCACACAGATCGGTTTACAATTTGATGAATCAAAATCAGACAATCCGTTTGCCTACTACACTGCTGCTGTGACAAATAGTTTTGTACGTATCATTAACATTGAAAAACGCAATCAAAATATCCGTGATGATATTTTAGAAATAAATGGCATGAATCCATCATGGACAAGGCAGAATGCATCGGGCAAGCCGGGTGGTGGATATGGACCCGTTAGCACTGCTCCGGTAGATGGTGGTAGTGATTGGGATTGACCTAGTGGTTGTAAACGTGTTACAATAACTAAGGAGATTCTATGTCATTATTCAAAAAAGTAGCCTGCTTCACTGATATCCACTTCGGATTAAAATCCGGTAGTAGAACACACAATCAAGATTGTGAAGATTTCGTCTCGTGGTTTTGTGAAACTGCCAAACAAGAAAATTGCGAGACAGCAATTTTTCTTGGCGATTGGCATCATAATAGAAACACCACTGATGTGTCTACTATGAACTATACAGTTTCTAATCTAGAGAAGTTGAGCCAATCATTTGAAAAAGTCTATTTCATTCTAGGCAATCACGACCTGTTTTACAAAGACAAGCGTGAAATCAACTCCGTTGAATTCATGCGTCTGTTCCCAAATATTATTCCTGTTAGAGAACGGCTTACTGAAGGCGATGTAACTATTATGCCTTGGTTAGTAGGTGACGAGTGGAAAACTATTCCGGACATCCGGAGTCGGTATCTGTTTGGTCACTTGGAACTGCCTAGTTTCTACATGAACGCCATGGTGCAGATGCCGGATCACGGAACTATTCAATCAGGACACTTTGCCAATCAAGAATATGTGTTCACTGGGCACTTTCATAAACGACAAAACAACAGAAATATACACTACATCGGTAATGCATTTCCTCACAACTATGCAGATGCTGGAGACGACGATCGTGGCATGATGATGCTAGAGTGGGGTGGTAAGCCTGAGTTTCGCACTTGGTCTGATCAGCCTGTTTATCGCACTTTCAAACTGAGTCAAATTATTGATCGACCAGACGAACTTCTAAGAGAAAAGATGCATTGCCGGGTGACTATTGATTTGCCTATCAGCTTTGAAGAAGCAAACTTTATCAAAGAAACATTTATGCCGCAATACAAATTGCGTGAGCTTATGTTAATTCCTGAAAAAGTTGAAGTAGATGCACAGTCTACACCTATCGATATCAACTTCGAATCAGTTGACACCATTGTGATGAATCAAATTAATGCCATCGACAGTGATACCTTTGACAAGGCTCTGCTGTTGGAGATCTACAATAACCTATGATTAAAATTAAAGACCTAACAGTTAGAAACTTTATGAGCGTGGGCGCACAGACCCAGGCCATCAACTTTGATAAAGGACAACTAACTCTAGTGCTAGGAGAAAATCTAGACCTAGGTGGTGACGATAGCGGAGCCCGCAACGGTACAGGCAAAACCACTATTATCAATGGCCTTAGCTATGCAATCTTTGGTACTGCGTTAACCAATATCAAGAAAGATAATCTTGTTAACAAGATCAACAACAAAGGAATGCTGTGTACAGTTAGTTTTGAAAAGGACGGTATCGACTATCATATTGAACGTGGTCGTAAGCCCAACATTTTAAAATTCACTGTTAACGGTCAGGAACAAGAAAACCCGGATCAAGACGAAAGTCAAGGAGATTCAAGAGAAACACAAAAAGATATTGAAGATGTATTTGGCATGACTCATGACATGTTCAAGCATCTTGTGGCCTTAAACACTTATACAGAACCGTTTCTTTCTATGAAGGCTGCGGATCAACGTTCTATCATTGAACAACTGTTGGGTATTACACAATTAAGTGAAAAGGCAGAAGCACTTAAAGAACAGATCAGGCAGAGCAAAGATAGTATTTCTACAGAAAATATAAAACTTGAAACTATCAAAGCCAGTAATGAACGTATTCAACAGAGCATCGAAGCTCTTGAGCGCAAACAACGTCTGTGGGAAGAACAACACGAAACTGCTCTTGCTAATTTAACCAAGGCAATCGAAAAACTGTTGGATATTGAGATTGATGAAGAAATTGCCAACCAACGTGCTCTAGTAGAGTGGAACAAAAGTAAAAAAGAACGTGATAGTCTCACTGTTCTTATTGCCAAGCAAACTAGTACACTAGAAAGAGAACAGCGAACGCTGGAAAAGCTAGAAAGAGAGCTAATAACTCTTGCAGATCACAAGTGTCATAGTTGCGGTCAAGACCTGCATGACACCAAACATGATGAAATGATGTCTGCTAAAAGCAAGCAGATTGAAGAAAGCCAAGGACACTTAAAAACTCACAGCGAAGAACTTAGCGAACTCAACGAAGCACTTAGCCTAGTTGGTGAATTGAGTCAATGCCCCACAGTTATCTATGACAATCTAGAACAGGCGCTCAATCACAAGAACACTCTGAGCGGCCTAGAGCGTGATTTAGAAATCAAAGTTGCGGAAGATAATCCTTATATTGAGCAAATTGAAGAATTACGCAACACCGCTGTACAAGAATTAGACTATGAAAGTGTGAACAAACTGGTGCGTGTAAAAGATCATCAAGAGTTTTTACACAAGTTGCTGACAAATAAAGACAGTTTTATCCGTAAGCGGATTATTGATCAAAATCTTGCCTATCTAAATCAACGACTGACCTATTATCTAGATAAGATTGGTCTGCCGCATCTAGTAGAATTTCAAAACGACCTAACTGTTATTATAACACAACTAGGACAGGATCTAGACTTTGACAATCTAAGTCGTGGCGAACGCAATCGATTAATTCTAAGTCTAAGTTGGGCGTTCCGTGATGTATGGGAAAACTTATATCAAGCAATTAATCTACTGTTCATTGACGAATTAGTAGATAGCGGTATGGATGCCAGCGGAGTTGAATCAAGTATTGCAGTACTTAAAAAGATGACCCGTGAACGCAACAAGAATGTATTCTTGATTTCACATAGAGATGATTTAGCCAGTCGTGTTAATCATGTGCTCAAGGTGATTAAAGAAAACGGATTTACCAGCTATTCAAACGATGTGGAGATTGTTGCTTGAGTTCAGAAAGCCACGATAAAATGATTGCTGCTTTTCAGGAATATTTTAAGTGGCAGGATCGATTTGAGTACAAAGGCTCCGACGAAGCAGGCATTAAGGCACGATATTGGCTGAGTGAGATACGCAACGAAGCAAGCACTAGGCGAGTGGAAATACAGGCAAAAAGAGACGAACGTAAACAAGCCAGAAAAGGCATGATAGGAAGGCCCAAGAAAATAAGTACCTGATGACATGGTACTATAAGAAGAAAGAAGTTATTGAAATCTCCGAAGATTACATCGGGTTCGTATATCTTATTACCAATGTTGTCTCTGGGCGCAAGTATATAGGCAAAAAACTAGCCAAGTTTGCAAAAACGACCTACAAGACGGTAACGTTAAAGAACGGCAAAAAGAAGAAAAAGAAGATTAGAGGCAAAATTGAAAGCGACTGGAAGGACTATTATGGTTCTAGCGATGCGCTAACAGCGGACGTTGAGTCATTAGGCAAAGAAAACTTCACCAGAGAAATACTATTCTACTGCAAAAACAAATAACTGCCAAATAAGCCCGCACCGGCGTTGTTAGTGTGCCCTTAAAGCTGGATCTCGGATCGCAGTCAATGGAATTCCCTACTTGGTAGAGGGGTTGTACAGTAGTATCCTTAACAGGACCACGATCGGATATGCCTACAGAACCGGTTTACTGTACAAGAAAGTATTATATCAAGGCTAAAAGATGGGAGAAAAACCCACGGTTGTTGCACAAGACTGCGTTTGTGTAGCAATCCGCCGTCATTAATAAGACGTGGCTCGAGGTACCGGATGACCGCCTCTGTAATTGCCATAACGCCGTATGTACTGTGCAACTCGCATAATGCTTCTTAGCCCGCAAGGGCTAAGTATGACTGAACAATCTGCATAATACTTGAATTGCTTCGCAATTACAATAGTTAATAGTGTTTCGAAGAAAGAAAAATTCGTTGAGCGAAAGCGAAAACGAATGTGAGCTTCAGCTCACAATACAATAAATAACATAGTAATTTCAGGGAAGAATACTCATGCGGATCAGCAATATATTATTTGAACAACATATGGCAAATTCTAATAGAATTTTATTAGAATCGTGTCATGACCTTGATGCCAAGCAGCGTGAAATTGTTGAAGGCATTCACCGTGAGTTTCGACCTTTAATAGAAGCCAGTCTAACCGCTGATCAGATAAAAAATATATTCGGGGCTATTGAAAAATCTGCAACTGACGCAGGCGGTAATAGAACCATGTTGGGCCAAGGAGTTGATGTTGCAAAAAAAGCCAACGAAATTGTTGATAATATCGGTAAATGGCTCCAGGATACGACTCCAGTTAAAGCCTTTGATCAAAAGTTTGATCAATTAAAGAATAAAATTAATACCAAGTTTCCGGACAGCAAAATACTAGATGGTATTTCTCAAATAGGGCTATGGGCTAAAGAGAATCCTGGAAAAACAGCAGCAATCGTTGGTGTGCTTACTGCGATCGCTTCATTGGCTGGTGGACCAGTTGGCGGTGCTATAGCAGGTCAAGTACTACGTGGTGCTGTGGAATTACTCAAAGGTGAAAAACTTTCAACAGCTATTGGCAAAGGTATTAAGACAGCTGCATATGGTTTCATTGCAGGTAAAACTTTTGAATTGTTAGGTGATGCAATCAAAGGCGGTGCGCAGGTAGTTAAAGATAATCTGTTTCCAAATGCTCTTAGATTGAACATGAATCAGGTATTTGATGAAGTTGGTGGAGAACTAGGCACACGTTGGGCCAACTTTGAAATTAAAGGGCTGGTGGGTAGACCAGAAGATATAAACACCGCTGGAAAATTGTTTAGAGAAGCGGGACAATATTGGAAAGCAGGTGACTATGAACAAAGTGCAGCCACTTGGAAGTCACTCGAAGGCCTTATTGCTGATACATTTAATGATAAACAATACATAGCTCAAATAGCTTCTGATCAAGCTAGTAGAACTATGATCAGCCAAGCGGCGCAGGCTGCTCAAGAAGCGACAAAATATCTTGGGGCTGCTGCACAAGGTGCAGTTGCCGGCGCAGGAGTCAAAGGCAGTCTAGACAAAAAAGAATCTATAGAACAACATAATCGTCCTTTAAGTGAAGGACAAGTGTATCTAGTGTTCAAACGCATCACTGAATCTCAACTCAACGAAGGGCCAATGGATGCCATCAAGGGTCTAGCTGGCAAGGTCATGAACAAGGCTCGCACAGTTGGTACCAATCTAACTACCAAAATCACTGCTGACAAATTAAATTCAGCATGGCAGAAAGCAGGAGCACCTACTGACAGTGAAGAACTTAAAAAGTTTTTAACGAGTCAAGGTATTGATACCGCAGCCATTGATACCGTGTATAAGTCGATGAAAATTGCTTCAGGTAATGCACAGGCAGCTACTTCGTTGTACGCACAAGTTAAAACAGATTTAGAAAAACTAGATAAGAAAGGCAAACAACGTCTTACAGCCTACTTACAAAAACAATTAGGAACTTCATAACATGAAAATCTCAGAAATATTAGTTGAAAGTCAGCAAGTAGATGAAGGCCCTCTTCTAAATAAAATTGGCGCCGGAATTGGCAAGGTAGCAGGAACAGTTGCCAAAGGCATAGGAGCCGTAGCAGGTGGTGTTGTAGGAGCGGGTAAAGCTCTAGCGAAAGGCTATCAAGCAGGTAAAACTACAGTTGGAGGAGCAGGAGATGATATCGAAGCCGATCCGGCAACTGATGGTACAGCAGGTGGTGCAGTAACTACAACTCCAACAGCTAAAACAAAGCCAGCAGCAGGTGGTGCACCAGTTGGTGGTCCAACTACACAACCAGGAGCAGGAGCTGTAAATAAATCCGGGCCTGCCGGTACTGCACCAGCAAAGACATTAGCTGGTCAAGCTAAAGTAGCAGCAGACAAAACAGCGGCAGCTACAGCGAGTCAAGATCCAGCGGCAGCTGGCCAAACTATGTATGCTCAAGTTAAAGCAAATATTGACAAGTTAGATAAAAAAGGCAAACAACGTATTTTGCAACTATTACAAAAATCAGTTGCAGCGCCTGAACAAAAGCCAGCAGCAGGCGCAGCACCAACTAAGCCAGCAGCAGGAAAACCAGGCGCCAGTCCTGCAGCCGGAGGCACAGGGTTTGGATATGACGGAAACACTGGATTACCATTTAATTCTCAAGCAGAAAGAGATGCAGGTTTAGCAAAACAAAAAGCAGATAAAGCAGCAGCTACATCTGCTCCAGCAGCAGATCCAGGTGCAGGAGCAATGGGTGCGATGGCAGGACAACTGGCCAAAGGTGGAGCAGCAGAACCAAACACAATGGCCAATGCTCCAGTAAGCAAAACAAATACAGCCAGGCCTGGTAATCCAAATGCGGCACCAGCAGCTGAGCCAACAGCAGTACCAGCAGTAACAACTAAGAAAACAGGTGGCAGAGTAAAAGGACAACTGAGTCAAGATCCTAGAGCTGTAAAAAGAAGAGAAGCCAATGCAGCAAAACAACAGGCTACCGAACCAAAAAAGAAGCCAGCAGCACCCGATCAAGCAGAAATTGATGCCAGTCGTGAACGTATTATGGGACCAACGTCTGATAGCATTATTAGAACTAGGCCAATGATGGCAGAAAGTTTTAGTCTGTTTAGAAAGCGTTAACAAACAAAAAGGACTCTAAGGAGTCCTTTTTTATTAGAAGAACGGTAATCCGCTTTTCTTTGTGGTTTCCAAATTTTCTTTTATAATCTCACCAACAAGTGTTCTTTCTTCATAGCTAAGATTCATCGATTCTTCGTAGCTCATTCCTCTCATATACCAACAGATCTTTAATGCATCTTTTTTAATTGCCACTGCCTCTTTTTCCAACGACTTAACATATTCTAGGATCTCAGCCTGAGGCAGTGTTAAGACCCTTTGCCGAAAAAATTTGTCTGATCCATAGTAACATCAACAGTCCAATGATGCTTGCATTCTGTACATTCAACATCTTGAGCTTTTAGAGTTAGTTGATCTTTCATATCCATGATTCTATCGTTTACAGCATTAAACACATCACTAGGAGCATTTCCAATAAATTCTTTTATGGAATCAAGATCATCAACATCACCATCTGGAGTAGAAATTTTAGTCACACAGCCCGCTACTACATCCACAGTAAGTTCTGTAAGTTTAACAAAACTGTCTCCAAATTTTTCAATTTTTTCTTCATCCGGCATGTCTTCGCTGTTAACAATATTAAATATTTTTTGTTGTTCTAGCCCCTTCAAAGCTGTTCTACTGATTTCTTTATAACTATAGGGTCTTATGTGGATGGTTAATGGTGATACATTTATTTCAGTGTTGTATTCTGTGTCAGCAATTTTATCGAGATAATGAACTAGATTCAATGTGAAATCATTGAAATGCTGGCAAGAAGGACAGGTCGCATTCATATCCATTTGTTCACCAAAAGTTGCCATCCTTATGGCAATCAACACAGCATCTAGATCCAGGCTGGGCATCTGCCAGGGATTTTTTATAGCAGGCACACAGCTTTTGATAACTTCCACAGTGGCCTGTCCGTTCATTAGTGCATCTGGAGTTTTGAACATCAACTCATCTTTGGCAGTCATTGCATACACAGGATACTCACCTATTTCACTTGCATCCAATGCACCCTCTGGATAAAATTTTCCGTGACTGGGCAGTCGCAGGTACATTTTTGGCTGCCTAAAATAATTGGCAAGCGGATTGGCTTTTTTTACAGGTTGTGGAATAGTTTGATCTGGCATTTTTATCTCCGATAAATACTTTATCTAGTCGTGTATTTATATACGCAGTTTTTAGGATATCTACTTAATGGCAGAAGTCACAGGTGATCTTGGCGGTCAACCGATACAACTAAACAATGCAGCTACAGAAGCCACGCTGAAGCAACTTCTTGCGGCCATGACAGTCATGGTCAATAACACTGGCAAAGACAAAGCGGCACGTGCCAAATCACAACAAGAACTTGAAAAAGAATTAAAAAAACTAGCGGCCGCATCCAAAAAAGCTGCTCTAGAAGCAGAAAAAAATGCTGAAGCACTAGAAGACAACACCGACGAAACGGAAGAAAACACAGAAGCCACCAAAGGATTAACCAAAGAGCAAAAGAAAAATATTGATGCTCAGAAACAGGCCATAAAAGCACAGAAAGAATATATTCAAACCTTAACTGGCATCAAAGGTGCCATGTCTGGATTAGGAAGCGCAGCAGCCGGTGCCGCTAGCGGAATGACCAATATGTTGAGCTCACTGGCCAATCTAGGCAACAGCCTCACTTCAACAGCGCAGGTGTTTTCACAGATACCAGTGGTAGGAGGTGTGCTCAGCGGCATGTTTGGCGCAGTGGCAGGAGCTGCTGAAAAAACCTACGACGCATTTAAAAAATCTGCCAGCGTTGGCGCAAACTTTGGCGGCAGCATGACAGAGATGATAAATTCTGCCACAGGAGCCGGACTAACTTTTGATCAGTTCAGTGGTATCATTGCCAAGACAGGCAAGGACCTTGCACTGCTGGGCGGAGACAGTGAAGCAGGCGCAAGAAGACTTGGAGCTCTAGGCAAACAGATCAAAGGTACCGCGTTAGCTGCGGATCTTAATAGATTGGGTTATTCAACTGAAGCAATCAATGAAGGTATGGCCACATACGCTGGACAGTTGGCCAAGACTGGTAGTCTACAAGGCATGAGTAACTCACAATTAATAGCCAGTACAGGGTCATATCTAAAAGACCTTGACGCCTTGACCAAGTTGACAGGAAAAAATAAACAAGAATTGGAAGGTGAACGAAATGCCAGATTAAAAGATGCTCAATTCCGTTTTATCATGAGCAAGATGGATGTAGAAAGTCAAAAGAATCTACAAAATTTAATGGATTCGATTCCAGCTGAACATCAAGAAGGCATGAAAGAAATTATTGCTACAGGTACAGCAACCAGTGAAGCTGGTAAAAAAGCTCTGGCGTTCTTGCCTGACAGTGCTAAGAATATGATGAGTCTTAATCAACAGATTCGAACCACTGGTAAATTGGGCGCTGACCAAGCTAATAAACTTAATGCAGCTTATCAACGAGAAACCCAAGCGTTTGTTAAATCTGGAACTGCTGAAAATATGGCACTGTACGGCGATGAAGCCAGTAAACGCTTTTTTGTTGGTGCGGCAGATGCAGCAGCTAGAGAAAAAAATCTTGCTCAAATCACAGCAGAGCAACAAAAAGCCGCTGCGGAACGTAAAGCCAAAGAAGAAGAATTAAAATCAAAAGGTCTTGATCCTGCAAGTATGGAGGAATACAAAAATAAAATTGCAGCAACCAGCAACGAGTTTACAAAATTTCTAGCCAACAGTGGTATGCTAGACACCATGATGGAAGCATTTGCCATGCTGGTAGACATTGTAGAACTAGTTGTGATGCCGGCGTTTGAATATGTAGCAGATAATTTTGAAACTATTGCATGGGTAGTGGGAGGAGCTTATGCTGCCTTCTTGGCATTAAAAGGATTAATACTAGCGGCTAATGTTAAATTAGCATTGCAAACGTTAGCAATGACCGCAAGCGCTGGAGCTGCAGGAGCAAATACTGTGGCTACGAAAGCTGCTGCATTCTCAATGGCTAGACTTTCTGCAGCAACCCTGCCACTGTTATTACCATTTATAAAAATAGTAGCGGTTGGAACATTGCTTTATATGATATTCAAATCGTTGTATGACGCAGGTTGGGATCTAGGTACAACATTTCAAGCCATTGGAGACAAACTATACGATGTATTTGTGTTGGGCTTCAAAGATTTGATGACATCTATACTAGAATTTTTAGGGCCGAGATTTGGCGGCATCAGTAAGGATGAAGCAAAAGCTCGACGTGAAAGTACCACTGCAGAAAGACAAGACTTAAAACAAAGAGAAGCAGCTAGAGATGCTCAACGTGCTGCTAATCGTATGTCTAGAAAAACTAATGTTGAAGGCGATGAGGCTCTTGCAATTCAACATCAGCAAAATCAAGAATTAGAAAAATCTACCAAAATACTTGACCTCAATACTGTAGAAGGTAGAAAACTTGCTAGAGAAAGAGAGAGAGAACTCAAGACTTCAGAAGCTGCTAGAGCAGCCAAAGAAAAAGAACTACAGACAGCAAAAGATGCCGCGGCGGCAAGCACATCTACTCCAGGAGTGAATCTATCTAGTCCACAAGCTATGTATGACAGCGCAGTTAGACGACAACAAGGTAGTACCGCAGGGCCCGGTAATCAACCTGGAGCATCGGCAGTTGGAGGTGGTGGAGCATCATCAGCGGCTATTGGTACTGGTCTAGGAGCTGTAGCAGAGAAATATGAATCGGGTGGTCGAGGCAGCGGAACTGTTGGATGGGATAAAGTAGGTGGTACTAGCTACGGTAAAAAACAAATTTCATCTAAAGCAGGAG